TATTATTAGTCTCATCACAGATTACTCTAAAGTCAGTAACCCCTCTGCGACCCTGTACATCTCTTAAGAATGGTTCAACTAGATTTCTAAATTGTGCTCTAGTAAACGCATCATTAAACTCGAACAATTGGAACTTGGCAGCAGTAGCTATAGCCTTCTCCAATACAATGAATAATCTACGAACATTAATTCTATCAAAAGCACTTGGCTTAGTAAGCATTGTCTTGTCACCAAACAATACAGTGCCTTCGCCTGGGAATGCTACTATAGGATTAACTTCATTTTTATATAATGAATCTCTATCTGTTTTTGTTGGTGAATATGCTAATTTAATTATATTCTTTACTTGACCTCGTGTGAAGCCAGCAGGAGAGAACCATGGATCAGCTACAAAATCTGTTCTAGCTGTAATACCTGCAGTGTCACCATTTAATGGCACCCAACGATAAACATCATTGTATCTATCATATTGGTACTTCCAACCTGAATCCATTACTGCGTATGAGGAATTAATATTAATACTATTTCTAAATGCAACTGTATTTGTAGCGGGTGTCTTGCTATACACTACGTTAGCTTGATCAGGAGATAAGAATACAATACAATCTTTTCTAACTTCTGCCACATTGTCTACAATATATTTTACTGTAGCCATGTCAGCATCACCAACAGGAACTAAGCTAACATCGTAAAGTTCGTCATTAGAAAATAGAGAATATGCTGATTGTAAATTGCCTACCGTTGGTGCGCCTTGTGCGCCAAACGCTAAATCTAAAGTCAATATACCATTAGTAACACCATCTGAAAAGATACCGCCAGAAACAGTATTTAATCTAGTAAAAGCATTTCCTTTTACTGATGAACCCCAGAAATTTACTCCGGGATAATTTGGATGAGCTAACCAACGTATATATTCTGATTTCTGATTAATAACATCTTTGTAATAGTTAGTAGATCCGTCAGCATTTTTAGCATCGAAACCTTTAGATACGTATTCATATTTTTCTAGCACAGTGCCTGCAGTACCAGAAATTTTTCCGTCTATATCAACCACTGCTATGTGTATTTCATCATTAGCACCAGCAGCATTTAATGCAGTAGTACTAGTCCCTGGCAATCCTCGGAAAGAGTTTTTATATGTCCAAGAATTAAAATCAGCGGTAGAAGAGGAATCAAATAATGCTACTCTAATAGAGTTTGATCTTATACCTGGATATTTACCACAAAATTCACCGAATGCAGATGATCCTGAAAGATGATTTTGTTCATAATCGTCATCATTTAAAATTACTTTAGTGTTTCTTAAAGAAACATTACCCGTACCAATAATATTAGCGAATGATTGTCCGTTGCCTGACCATGTTATTAAAATATTGGGAGCAAAGGTGTATCCGCTGCCAGTGGTTAAAACAGTAATTCCAGTAATAGCATTTCCAGATACTGTTAATGACCCTGTAGCAGTAGAAAGACCCACGTTTCTAGCACCAGCTGGCGGAGCTTCGAAAGTAATAGTTAGGTTAGCAGCACTATTACCATCTGGACCAGCATAAGGAATTGGTATATCAATGGGTGCAATGGATAAAGCAGTACTTATGCCTACATATGGCACTGATGTTCTAGCTACACCTTTATCAGCGGCTCTAACTACTTGTAGATTATTACCATAACCTAAAAAATTTGCTGCAGTAAAGAAAGACTTATAAGTGTCGCTATCAGGGGCGCCAAAAAATTTAACTAAATTATTCTCAGAGTCAACATTAACTACTTCTTCCACAGGTCCCCATTGAAAGGCGCCAGCGAATGCGCCAGCAGTTGTAGCAATGGCAGGGACAATCGAAGTTAAGTCCTTTTCAGTTACTACAACTCCAGGTGAAAGCTGAAATGCCATCTTATTCTCCTTAAATTTTATAGATAGTTGTTTTCAACTATGATTTCTATTTATTTATAATTAGACGAATTTAGACACTTTCCAGCCATTTTCTTTTCAATTTTTCCATACCTTCCTGTACATCTGCATTGAACCATAAGTCATCCCCTATTATTTCTGGCGGTGCTTCTTTAGGTTCGCCAATATCTATAAATCCAAAAGGAGTCAAGCTTTCTTCAATCTGTTTAAACTGATCTTCATACAATTCGTTTCTCAAATGTATATTAGTCAATTCTTTAAAGAACGAATTATTAGCTGCCCAGCCCAATAAAACTAATGTCATTACTAAATCATCATGATAACCAACATCCGCGGCAAATGAATTACGAATTTCTATGAATGTGGATATTTCATGAATAATATCAGGATCATGTATAAGTAGCTTAGTAGTTTCCAATAAACTCTTAAAGTTAGTACATCCTAGAGATTTTACTTGTTTGGTTGTTCTTACGCCTAATGTAGCACCAGGCTGAAACCCTGCAGATATGTACTGGCCATTTTTAGAACTATGTCCCACAAAGAAAACATTCTCATATTCTAAATCGCCATACAAAGCATCAGCAACTTGTTGCCCATTGTCATTTATTTCAACTAAACAAAAAGCATTATTATAATCTTTAGCAACCTTGTATATAATATTTGGATACATCAAAGGACTTATCTTATTGCTTCTATACTTTGCTACAATTTTGTATGGAAACTCAGTGATGTCTGTAACTGTAAATGCACAATAATCTCCACCCACCCCTCTAGATGTATCTGCTACCAATACGTAAGTATGATTCTTGCCTACAATCTTACCATCATCGTCTCTTGTTGCTCTGATTGGTTCTTCTTGAACATCTAAGCCATCACGTTTATATACGAATGGTTTGACTGATAGTCTTGCAATAGTATCAGGATTAATAAGGGTATTAGATGATCCAAGAAATCTACATAGAACTTCTTGGTTAAATTTAAGTTCACCTAGTAATGATCTTTGCTGTTCAGCCCATTCATCAGTTCTACCTGGAATTTTGCTATAATGAATGAAGTGGTGTACAAAGCCATTAATGCCTTGCTCTGCTTCATTCCAGAACTTCCAGAAATGATTGTAACCTAAAGGCGTTGATGTTAATAATATTTTTGTTGTCTCACCCGAAGAAATCGTTGGGTAAACAGATGTAAAGAAATCTTCAGCAATATTATTAGGAATAATTGCCGCCTCATCAATATAAAGCCAGTTTACTGATTTACCTCGAATACCAGAACTCGATGTAGCTGATGTGAATATTCTACATCCGTTTTCTAATTCGATATCACCTTTATTCCATGTCTTTAATCCTTGCTGCATCCATAGTGGCAAATTCTCATACATCAACTGATATCTATATAGAACTTCTCTGGCAGCAGCAGATTTATTTGCCAAGATAGCAACAGTCTTATTTTCTTGGAATAATGTGTACCATAAAATACAAGCGGCAGCAGTAATTGTCTTACCCTGCTGCCTTCCTTCCATTAGAATAACTTTACGATTATTAAGTATTACGTTTACTTTTTCTTTTTGACAATCATAAAGTTTAAAGGGCACTAAGCCCTTATCTAAAGATACTATGTAACAATAATTTTCTATAAAATAAATTGGATCTCTAGAACAGCGAATATATTCTTTGACTTCGTCCTGTGTCATTGACACATTGAAGCCAATCTGTTTTAGATTTTGATTACCATTATAAGAGCTTTTATTCACTGTCGATAGTTTTGTTGTCATCTTTTAACATTTTAAGCAAGTCAGATGTTGTGCCTGCGAACACAATATTATTTTGTGTTCCTATATGACCTGGTTTGTTACCTTGAACATCATCTAATTCTCTTACTTGTTTCTGTAAAGTAATTAGATCCTTTGCAACATCTGACATTGTCTTAATTAACTGTCCAGCTACCTCATAAGTACGAGGATGCTCAGAATTTTTAGCAAGATTAATCATCTCATCGAGAGTTGATTCGCCTTTTATTACTAAATTTCGTAAAGTCCTTCTAGCTAGTTGATAATCATCTTCAGCATCATCGCCCTTGTTTGCAATAACTGCAGGCAAGATAGGCTCTGATTCCTTTTCGGAAGCAGTAAGATTAAATAACTTATCTAATTCTTCTATTTTTTTCATTAAAAATCTTCGAACGTCTCTATAAAATCTATAGTATCACCTGGCTTAGCAGTAGTAGGAGATGCTGTCACAGTATATCTTGCTTCAAGATTTGAAATATTTTTATCACTAAAAGTACTTGCAATAACCTTTTTAATGAAGCCTTGTTTATTTATAGGGCCATAGAAATTAAGTTTCATACTAAATTGTAACGTCCAAATTATAGATCTTCTATCTACAAAGTCTCCCTCATAGTTATCCTCATATGAAATATTTTCCAAAAGAATAGGCAAATCATTTTTAATGTTTAAAGCGGGAATAGCTTTTAATGTTAGATTATAATCTGGATTAAAATAAGGTAATATTTGTTCTAAAACCTGTAACCCGTCGTCTTGATTTTTAGAATAGATATATAGATTCATATTGATATTATAAGGTGTAGGTGCATACTGTGCATCTAAGCTATTATTAGTAGAATTTACACCTCTATTTTGTTGAATAGGTGAAATTTTACGTTGAGGATCATATTCAACTCCCATCATTTCAAATGACATACGAGGCAGTATTACCTGAAATCTTTTAGCATCATCTGGTCTTTGTTCTATTCTTGCTAATAGCTTTTGCTTTGGCGCATATGCCAAAGGAACTTTTATACTTTCAACTACATTATTAGAAGAATTTTTTCTATCAATAACTATGTTGTTAAACATATTACCAAAAGCTACAATAGATTTTCTTACTGTTCCCCAATAAAATTTTTCATCTAACATTATTTGAATACCTCACCAAATGGGTTTCTTTCAGTAAAATCTAATATATCAGTTATACCTGTGTCGAAATCATCATTCTTGATATTAAATAAATCTGTTCTATCAGAATAGGATTCTAATATTAATGATGTTTCTGAATATTCCTCTAACAACAAAGCATCGCCGCCTTCCAATAAAAACTCATAATTTTCTAAGGATATATCTGTTTCCTCTACAAGCGAATCTATTTCCGACACGCCAGTATTGAAATCCTCATAGCTGTACTGCATTAATTCACATCTTAGTGTGAATACAAATAGCTTACCCAATTGATAAAAAGGATTTTCAGTGTCTACTTTTCTTATTTCAAAAAAAGATTTAGTTAATGGAAAATAGACAACGTCACCCTCTGCTGGTCGCAATTCCAAAACAGTGTTGCCCGTTCTAGCAACCGTTTCTAACCATCTTTTTCTGGCCACAATAAATGTAGCATTGTCTCTTATTTCGACACCAAATTTAGACATTAGCTCGCCGTCACCCTCAAATCCCTGTACGTTCTGCATGTACATTTCCAAAGGATAGGCATGCTCAAAAGAACTAATTGTATCCTCGCCCAAAATTTTATCTATATTATTAAATTTACGTGGGATATAGTATGCTTCGAATCCATAAATTTTCAGACACTCTATGATAAGATCTTCGTAGAGATTCTGTTCCGATCTGCGTCCCATCGGAATACCGGACTGAAAATAATGGTTAATGGCCATGTTTACCTTTTCTATTGACTTTCTATAGACTTGGCTATATAATCGCTATGTGTCCAGATGATAATCAGCCTGTAAAAAAATCTACTGGTAATTCGAATCGCGATTGCATTTCTTCTTCTATTGCTTTAATTTCATCTATAGCTTCTTGGTAAATTGTATCTCCATTAAGTACTACACCGCCAGGTAATTGAACACCTGAAAACTTCTTAAGATTTACTCCCCATTGCCTTTTAAATAGTGCAGTGCAATATCTTTTAAGAAACATATCATCGTAAACATCTGTATATGTATTAGGATCAAGTATTCTATAGCATTCTACTATGATATAATCACCGGCAGTAACATCTGCCGCCCAATCCATATCTAAGTACATACGATTCATATGTCTATTAAATCTTATTGGTTTCTGGCCCACCAATAACTGATTTATTAATTCTAAGTGTGTCTTTACCATAGAATAGTATATAAGATCAGTCGACATTAAACTGTATAAATCATTTATTAAAATTTGATACCTAACATCAAATATGTTTACACCGGTACTTCTATTTGAAAATGGAAGTACTCTGTTAACACCTACAATATTATCATTCAATTCTATATATTGGCTACTAATATTATTAGCAGTCATTTGATGTTTGAGATATACCAATTCAACAGCATCGTAATGATATTCTCTGTAGAATTGAAAAGCATCATCAATACGATCTTCTAT